TCCACCGAAAAACTAATGCGCAGGGCCGTAGGCTGCTCAGATGTAGTCTCCCCAACTTCAAAACCGATGCCGCCAGCAGGGCCAGCGGTGAAACGGTATTGACGATCAAACTGCTTCATGCCGGCACCTCTACAGGGATATACGCAAAATAAGCGTCACCGTTAAGAAAGTCATAGCGCCCAACAACTCCGAGGTTGCTATACACGCCAAAGACGCCAGTCGGAAAACGATCATCAACGATTTGTAGGTTGAGAGGAAAACGCGGCGCCATTTTTATACCAATGGCCAGCGGTTCCTTTTGCATCGTATATACCCCGAAGCTCCACCGCTGGGCAGTATCGTTCCAAGTGAAACGTATCTGGTATTGGACACCGTCCAGCACAACGCGGGAGAAGCTATCATTAAGGTCTGGAACAGTTATTTTAAAAATGTTCATGGTTATCTTCCCCCGAAAAGACCGGCAGCAGAGGCGAAATTGTATGCCATACTAGCCGGACCATCTCCAGCAGCGCTATCCCCAGCAGCGGCGCCTCCGGGCGTAGGGCTTGGCGTTGCGGGCGCTGTCCCCGCGTTTGCGCCCGTGGCGCCGCTCTTGCCGTAGCTAGCTGGTATTGTTGTTGTGCTTTGCTCTGTGGTGCGGACTTCCCTGAACGAAATAAAGACCTCGCGCGAGCTACCAGTTTCCTTTTTCTTTGGTATTTCGAGGTTAAGGATACCCATATTCTTGTAGGTCTTGTCACTTGTCCGGATGGTTACAAGTTTTTGAGGATGCGAAAAATACATTTCCTCTAGCTCGTTGCTAACATCGTTTACCCGGAAGGGGCCGCTTCCGTTTTGGCTGCGCCATGTTACCGGTGTATTGGTAAGAAACAACGTCATGCTAAGTTCTTTGGGTTTAAATATGATAGTGTCGCTGACCTCAAAGCCTTCTTCCGTAGGGTACGCGGGAATATCCGCTGAAAGTCTGGGGATTTCGTCTATAAGTGCATCGAATGTTATACCGTTAATGTTAACCGGCTCTGTTGCTCGAGACATAATTTCACCTACCTTATTTCACCTACCTTGCGTATGCAAGTCCGCGCGCCATTTGAGCATCAATGGTATCCGTCGCCCTGTCCATTGCCGCCGCGCTCTGCTGCTGCCCAGCGCGGTCACCGTTGAATTGGTTGTTTATATCCACATTCTGCACGATTGATGTGTTTTCAGTGTTTGAATAATAAGCTGCTGCAACCGTTTCAGGATTGGGATGCACGCCCAGCATCGCCAGATCTTGATGAAATTGACTGAGATCATATGGCGGGTCATCAAAGTCTGGCGGATCATCAAAGTCTGGCGGATCATATTTGTAATTGAAATCACCATCAATATCACCGCCACCGCCGCGAAGCCGGTTTATAAAACCTCTTACTCTGTCCATAGCGTTAAACAGAGGCTGGAAGAAGCCCACAATCCTACCTATGATATCCCGGATAAAGTCAGCAGCCTTCCCAAACCAATCTCGGATTCCGTAAAACCATTCACGCACACTCTCGGTAGAAGTTCCAAAAAGAAAAGCTAGTATGCTTAAAACAAATTCTACGGCCAGGCTAAAAATTTCCTTTATCTGATTCCAAATAGCAGAAAAAAGGTTCCGAACACCTTCCCAGAGGGCGCCCCCGTCCCCACGGAACAGCGCAGAAAATATGTTGAATACGGCCGTTATTGCGTTAAGAAAGTTTCCGAAGGAATTGCTGATAAAATTCCAAGCGACTTGGAATAGCCTTATGATCTCCTGACCCCATCGATCCCAAAAAGCCCTTAGTCTGTCAAAAACAGCCATACCGATTGACCTAAGGAAATTCCAGGCAGCGACAAGCGCTGATCTAATCAAATTCCATGCGGCCAACAAGGCGGTCTTTACGCTCTTGCCGTGTTTTTTCCAAAATGACGTTAACCCGCCCCAAATGGTTCTACCTACATTCCGAATGAAGGTCCACGTTTTTCCAAGAAAATTTCTTATAGCGGCCCAGGCTCGGATAATTCTCTCCCTTACCATCTCAGCGTCAATTCCCGCTCTTGTTAGCATTTCACCTAAAAGCGAATCGTTGCCGCGCATGAAGTGAACGAAGTCATCAATGAGCAAGGCGATCAGCGCAATGGCCGCCACAACAGCAAGGAACTTGAGCTTGGCCATAGCGATTTTTTTGTTAATCCCCTTTAGCCCTCTGCCAAGCGCACTGACAAACCCAAGGATTCTCTTTGCGTTGAGTGCAGCAAAAATACCGCCTGCAAGAATACCCATAAGCCTAAAAAGATTATTAACTCCGCCAACACGATCCGCCAAGCGTATAAACATATCTGTTCCGCGCCGAATCACGAGCATCACACGATTAAACACATTGATAGCGCCCCGCGCCAATGCTTGAGTGATACCCAGAGAATCGTTTTGTTCAGTGATAAACTGTCCCCAGCCGTTTCTGATCTTGCGAAATGCGTCTGTGAGGTTGAGATCTACCTCGCTGAATCGTCTTTCGATATCATCGGCATTGGCTTCAAAAGCATATTTGAGGGTTTGAGCTGAGAGTTCTCCCCTGCGCGCCATGTCCTGCAATTCTTCGGCAGTAACGCCAAGGGATTCCGCCAGCATATTCACCGTCGCCGGACTTTCCCGGAACATAACCATCATCGCGCGGGCGTCTACCCTGCCCTGCGCTAGCGACGTTGTGATTTGCCGCATAAGGTTCGCTGATTGTTGCTGAGATTTACCAGACGCCGCGAAATCTTGGGCCATGAGCGTAGCAAACCGTGTGGCGTCCTCCACGCTGTCAAAAGACCTGGAATCTATAAGCCGGGATATAGTATTGCCCATATCGGCATAAGTTTGCCGCGTTGCGTTTGCTGCGTTTAAAACTTGCTGTTGAATTTCAGCCTGGTCGCCGAGTCCGCGAGTAGCATCGCGTATCTGGTCATTTACGCTGCTGAATTCTTCTGTAATTTGCTTGATCCGGATAAGAGAAAAGCCTATCCCGATTACACCAAGAAACTTTGTCGCCTTGGCTCGAATAGACTTAATGCTGTTTATCGCTGCCCGCTCGGATGGTCTGTCAACCTCGTATGCTACGGGCGTTTCTTCAAGAGGTTGGGCTTCTTTCCCGAGGTTCCCGATACTATCTTTAACGGTCTGCTCGCTGGCCTTATCGACCTCGAACCCCACGTCAAGAGCGCCTAAAAGATCGGTAGCGGTAGATTTTACTTTATCAATGCCATCGTTGACTTTTTTCTCGCTGTTTTTATCGAGCTCAAAGCCAAACGCAATTGCAATATCGCGGATGGTCACAACCTACCGCCCCTTTTTCGCTTTTTTCTTCGCCTCGTCTGCTTTATACGCCTCCATGTCCTTTTGCATCTGCCATAAAGCGTAAAGTTTTAAAAACTCATCAAGCGTGTAATATTCTTCAAGCTCGATCTTTGAGACGATCCCCGCTTTTATCAGGGTGTACATCCGGAGTTCCAGCTCAGAAAATTGCGACACATCGAACTTTCCGCATTTTCTTAGGTCGTCTTCACCTTCTCGGCTAAATCTTTTAGTCGCTCGCCAAATAGGCTGGCGAGCTTCTCGAAAAAACCGTTGAAATTTACACGAATAACGTCATAAGCTAAAACGAACATGTCTTGAACATCGCTAACAAATATATTGTTTGCAAGGTCTTCCGTAAGCCTTTCCGCGCTCTCCTTCCCTACAAGCTGCACCGAGATATTTCCGTGCTTAGTGAGCAACTTTTTCAGCAGAGATTCCAGCCTGTCGCCCGACATGGTTGCCGCGGCTTGAGTCATCGCGGGCACGGCGACGTCTATGCCTATGTCGGCAAAGCTAGTGTCCTCCTTGTCATCGGCTACGACAGCCGGAAGCACCGCAGAAACAATCGGCAAGATAAACGAAGAAACCTCCCCGCTTAAGTTTGCCGCTGTGAAGGAGAAGAAGGGTCGGATGTAAAATATATGTCCGTTAAGTTCGCGCTCTTTAGCTACATCAGATTGTCTCATGGCTCCTCCTAACTGTAGCCACCCTCTCCGGTGGCTATTATTATTTCGACCTCGGATTTTGTTTTTGCATACTCTCTCGACGGTACGCTCTCGATCCAGCAATCAGCCGCCGAAAAGATTTCCCCACCCTTGAGGTTCTTCATTAGGTAGGGAAATAAACCGTCTCCGGTTGCCTGATCTCTGTCGTACATGTTTTGAGCCCAATCCAGCGTTGGAGATGTTTGCATCACAGTAATGGTAACAGTGTAGGTTTTGTCCGGGTCAATTGAGCGCCCAACTTCACCATCGGCACCAACAACCTTTGTAACGCCATCGCCGTGCGCTTCGATGGAGACGAACGTATCCTCTGCTACGTTTTGAACTGTGTGGTGTCCCATAGATTGTGTAATAGCCTTTGGGTTATATGTTCTTACCACTTATTTCACCTCCTAAGCTGCGATAAAGAACTCGTAAGTAAGTACACCGTTCACGGTTACGGCGTGGATAGCGCCAGCAATGCGCGCCGAGAACTTGCAGTCTACCAACACCCTTGATCCTCTTTGTGTGGGCGTTATGGTAGCGGCGTTTGGCACGCTTACAATGAATCCCGGTATGAGATTTCCGTCCTCGTCGTATTCGGCGGGAGCCACGATGCCACGATCCTGCGCAGCGGATAAGCTGAGTCGCATTTGGTTCTCAACCAAAGCAATGCCAGGGTTCGTGTATGGGATTTTTGGGCGCATGAGCATCAGATTAAATATCCTAAGCTGCATGTCGTTTTGCAGCCAGTCCCGTCCGCGGATTACATCAATCCATTCACCGCCACGAGTTTTGCCGTTCATGGTGATAATACGACCAGCTACGCGCTTAATCCAGTTGCTAAAGCCTTCTTGCAGAATACTCTCTAATGTCGTGCTGAGTCTTGACGGCAAGATAGCAGCTACCCGCTTAAATGCCCATGTCTCAGAACCGGCAGAGAACGACAAACCTCTGGCGGTTGCCGCAACAGCACCATAATGATTTGATATTGGCACGTCTTCCGGTTCTTGGTCATCTGTTTCCAGCCCGCACCAACCATGTGATCGGAAATAGATTGCAGGCACGGGATCATCTTCAGATAAGAAGGTGTACGCAAACATTTTGGTATGCGCTTCTGTCCATTTCGCGCAGTTCTCGTACTCCAACTCCGGGATACCTGTGGAGCAAGCCACATACCAACCTGCGGTCTCATTTGCAAGCTCCAAGGTCTCTACCGGACTCATCATCTCCGGAACAATTGTTTGAGTAATGTGTCCGGGTGTGAACGTGGTTGTGCCATCGAAATCAACATTGCTGACAAGAGTGGTCACACGGAGGCCTTGAGTGGCCGTAAGTGTAACCGTATATGTGCCGGCCCAGTTTGTGCTGGGCAAGTTCATTTGATCGCCCTGCTGCGGATCGGCGGCATCGCCAAGGGCCACTTGCAGGTATGCCTCTTTGTTTTTCGTGATGGGTTGCTCACCGCCATAGACAAGAGCGTCATCCTTCTCGATCTCAACCGTCATTTCAGACAATGCTTTGCGACTATAGGTCACTTGCAACCACGGCAAATCCGTGGGCAGCGGGGCTTCTGGATCAGCATTTACCGCGTCCGTTAAGTAATTGTCCTCTGTGATGATTTTAATTTCGGCTTCTTTGACAGACGGCGGCGCTGCCTGCATTGCCGCGATAAATATCTGCGGCGGCCGCGGAATTTGTGAAAACGCGATACGAGCCGCGATGCCTATCGGGTCAGCGGCATCGCCGGTTGTAGTGTACCCGGCACCTGTAACCTCTGCAAGGTCAGAATAAACGCCCACAACCGGTAAAGGTCTGGGCGGTGGTATTTGAGGCGCAGGGCCGAAGATAAGCAGGTTGTCAAAGCTGGCGGCATCTACGGCTGGTGCCGCGATGTCAATTTGGACATTGACAATCCTGTCAAGGTTATTTGCCATCCAATATGTCCTCCTCTACATGTTCAGTTTCAACCTGCTCAAACCAACCTGTGTATTGGTCTGCGAGGTCTTTCGATCTTCCACCGGAAGACGTTGTTTCAAACGGCGGAGGTTCTGGAATCAGGTTGCCGTCCTCATCATACAGCACACCGCCTTCGAACATTATTCCGGTGTATCCGACTGCATTCTGAGTAAACCCTATTTCCAATTCGATCATCGCCCGATAATCCCATGATGTGCTGTTTATAAGCTGCGTAAGGTCACGGACTGCATTACCTTGTATCGAAACATCGTTAATTAAGCACCAGTGGTCAACGTAAGCTGAGTTGAGAAAATTCACAAAATCAATCATGTCGTTCACTGCGGTGTTTTCTCTCGCGGCCGTAATATTGGCTTCGTCGGTGATCGCAGCGCCTTTTGTGAACAGGTCAACTTGAAGTGTTGTGTAGGATTGATAGTTATCGACAGGAACGCCGTTAATATCTAGTCGGGTGGGCATGTAGTGCCGATTAAGTTGCCCAAGTTGTAATGACACCATTGGGCTGTTTGGGTTTACTGCCTTCGCCATGCTCCAAACGATATTTCCTTGCCCCCTCAGAGCCGCGAAATACTCGCCTACCAGATCATACAGCTTTACCTTTAATTCCTGATATGTCACGGCGTCACCTCCGGCGGGTCTGGCTGCTTGCTTGCTGGCAAAGCAACAAAATTAGACTGATAATGCGCAAGCATGGTGTGATCCCACATCACTGAAGACGTGCATTCATACCAGATTCCGTGATAAAAAAGCATATCGCCGCGGATGCCAGTGTACTCGTTCGCCGAAGCCAACTTATCCGACCCCCACGACTTCAAACTCTTTATTGTGCGCTCACCTGATGGATCGCCTACATACTCGTCCGGTGCTTGCGGTTGAACATTGAGTCTGACGATAATGTCATCATGAGAAGCCGACGTGTATCCGCCAACATTGACTTGGGGGCCGTGCTTTCTGATTGTATAAGGCCTGTGGAAGATCCCAATACCCATTTTTTACCCCTTTCGCGGCTTGATAACAAAGTCCACAGATTGCCGCATATGTCCAGTGTCGATAAGTGGAGTATCGGAACCTTTTTGCCGTATAGTACCTGGCGCATTTTCTTCGAACTCGCCATCTCTGATGGTTTTCTGCACAAGGCCCTTTTGCATGACACCGATCTTCTGAAATGTCTCTTGCGCCGTGCTCTTACCATGAGCCACGGCTTTAAGTTGAGCTTTACACATTGAGATGATTGAACTTTTGTTGTTATCTACGCTTTGACGCATAAAAGGGCGCGAGGGCATATTTACCGTACCGAGTTCGTTCCACGCTGCTATATCAACCAAGTCCGCATCGTCATCGTTTACATTTTCGCCATGTTGAAAACCAATACGGACTTGCAGCTTCAATAGCTCATCAAGCTCTTTAAAAAACTTTTTGCCCTCTTTGGTTGTCCGGTCATGCCCAGCCACAACATCACCTCCCGAGAGGCTCCGCCGCCGACACCACAGGGATAATCCGCATCCTGCGCAAGGTGAGGAACTGGATGCCGTATTCGGTGAGAGCAAGTTCAGCATCGGACATTGTGTATTGCGCGATATTGTGGTTAAATCCAATAGACACTTGCCCCTCCGAAAATTTACCAACGCGTATGAAGTTGCCAATGCCGATATCGCCGATGTCGCTGATCGGATCAGCTTCCGCAGCACCAACGTTGGACATTTTCATGCGATGAGCTGTGAGCAGTGCAAGCGCTTGGTTATACAGTTTGCCAAACCGCCTCCGACATATTAATGGTTCAGTTAACTCGATCCAAGCGCTGACGACATCGTTCCCAACCTTAGCGAACTCTGGAGCAAAAATTCTGAATATAGAGAGAACAGGCGCAACATCCACTGGATATCACTCCTGTTCCTCATTTGGATCCTCATCTGAGCCCGGGAATAGTACAGCAGAAATCAACAGAATCAAGTCACTCTTTTTGGCATTATCGATAAACTCGATTTCAAGTTGTCTTGCCAAATCTTGAAGCGTTGGCACATTCATCCTTGCCACCGCGCTGGGTGTCAATGTAATAACATCTATTGGATCATGATCTTCATCCACAGGAGGATCTTCTATTCCTTCACTCACGTCTGCGTCAGAAGGTAAAAGAATGCCCCCTGCCCCGCTAACGCAAGTAAGCCATCCCCGTTTAAGCAGATATTTAACAGTGGGATGGTTGGGGCCAAAGATGTTATCGGGAAGATCTTTGATTTCGCCCGGCAGAACCTGAATTATTCCGAAGCCCAGCACTTTTGGGCCTGTATTTTTGATTTTCATAACATTTCCTCCTTTACACGCCTGGGATAATCAGCGCAGACAGCGGATAGTAGATAATCGCGCCGGCCACACGACTTTCGCAAGGCACCACAAACTCAAGATTCCGAGGCTGAATCGGATACTGGTAGAAGGGCATGGGGATCTCAATGGTGAACTTCTTTCGATCCTTCTTGAACATGAATCCAACACCCTGTCCGGGATATGGGGTAATGTCGCTATCTTCGTTAAGCTCTGGGGCCTCAACGATTGCTTTTAGGCGAGGAGTGTTTTCAAGTATCCATTTACCGGGAGAAAAATCACTGGCGCCCGAACGTGGTTCGCTGAACAAATGCAGATATGCATCTGTAGGCAATGCCAAAGTGTCAGGACGCTCCACACTCTTGGTCAGTGTGGCCGTGAACTTAATCATCGCCGCGATATCCCGCAGTATCTCAGGGGGGGTCTTGTCTACGAATCGAGTAGATGTGCCCGCTGCATTTGTTTCAAGGGTGAACATTGGGATATCGTTGTCAGGAGTGAGCACACCATAAAGCCCGGATTCTTCATCACCGGCCCAGGCTATTTTATTGGTCAGGTAATCATTTGCATATTTAGCAGAATCGGCCTTGCGAACGTCAAGAGACTTGCCAGCCATCCGGCTTGAACGCATTTCCTGATTGGAATAGCCGTATGCTTCGCCAATACTCTTTATGGGACGAGTAGTGGGCTTGCCAAATGCATCGGTTCTGGGCAGATCTGTGGCATAGTTGTGGATGATCTTCGCCATGCCGGTCTTATCATAACTGTAGAAAGTGATGGTCTCAGCGCCCACATTTGCTTCGCTTGATACCGCAAACAAGTCTAGCGCCGTGAATTCTGGATACAGAACATCATATGTTTGGGATTTTATGTAATCCAGTTCGCGGGCAAAGAAAATGCTGGCGTCCTCTGCGCTATCAAAGCGCATCTCGGGATTGTCAGCAAGTTCCTGCATGATACCATTTGCTCTAAACGCCGCAAAATCATCCATGCTAAAGCCCTGTGGATTATATCTTCTTGACTTCATGTTAAACCTCCTCCTTATGCGTTTTTCTGGTTGTAAAGCTCAACGGGAGCGATACTGCCCGTGCCTACCCCGCCAATAAATCTTCCATAAATGGCAATTCCGGCAGCATCATCGTTCGTAAACTTTCCAGCGTCATCTCCATCGACAATAAGATAAAGCGCTTCGCCATACACCGGTATCACATCATCCGGAATGCGTACCCAAGCATTGCCGTAGCGCAAAATACCCACGGTTTGCTGGGGGTAAACATTAACTTTGCCTTCCATGTCCATCTGGTTCGTGAACCCCGTCATGACAATGCCTTCAAATTTTGCTGCGGTGGCGCCATCTTCGGGCACCAGGACATTGGCTCCGGGTGTGCTACCCACTACCGCGCCCATGCCATATTTCATGATGCCGGGAACTGCCTCGGCGTTTAGGCGGCTAACTATTGCGTAGGGAGCAAGGTCATACAAACTGCCCGCGATACCTCGAGGGGTTTGATAGCTATAGCTGAGTTGCATTATTCATCGCCTCCATTCATCATTCTGTTCATCATGCGCTCACGGGCATCCTGGGCCGACGTTTTGTCGGTGGGTAAAGCTACGCCGTCCACGCGCTGCTGCATTTGGCGGCGCTGATAGTTGACATCCTTGCGGGCGTCAACTTGCTCCACGGCTTGGTCAAACGCCGCCTGGATGTATACGGTGCTCTTCCCGTCCAATCTCATGTTGGGCAACACAGCCTTTACAATAGCCTTTTTAGCGTCAATGGGCTTCATTTCCTCCAGCCCATCAAGGTTCAGCTTGTCACCCAAGCGCCCGAGACGTATGCGCTCACCCACAATTGCGTCAATAGAATCCACGTTCATAGCAGTTTCTTTGTCATCGGGGTCCGCATCGCTTTTTTTCGCATCTTCGGCCGCCAAGGTTGCATCATACTTTGCTTGAAGATATTCGATACACTCCAACAGCGCGCCGATATCCTTCAGGTATCCATCTAAAGTCGGAGCCTCGCTGTCTTTAGACATGCCGTCAAACTTTTCTTTGATGAGCTTCAGTTTTTCATCCGGCCCTATCTCAGCCTCGGCATCTCCGTTTTTATCGATATCCGGCGGTATCTCATCGGTCTTTGCCCCTGAATCAAGTTCGATTTCCTTTTTGAGAATCAACTCTAATTCATCAAGCCGAGTGACGCCTTTCTCTTTGTAGGCCGCGATCTTCTTTTGCAACTCTGCACCACTCAAGGCGGCGCTTTTCTTTTTTGCCATTTTTGCTAAAACTCCTTTCATGCTTTGTTTGCTGTCAAGGTTTAGGCGAGCCTGATCGCCCGCCCGGGCATCGCGCACCAGCGCGAGATGGTTCACAACGATATTTGTCTGGATTGCGTCATAGGGCTGCCCTTTCCATTCTCCGGGGGTTTCGTCAAGCACGAGATCATAGCCAAGTGAAAGCTCCCTTAAGCCGGACTGCTTTACGTTGTCAATGTCATGGATAACAACCTTCACTCTGACACTATCGCTGTCGCTGTCGCGGTAGCCCTTGGAGATCATTGTTCCTACTATTTCATCGCTAACATTGTCTTTGGTCACACGCATGGCATCGTGGGTGATTATGACCGGCTTGCCCTCGTAAGTGTCGAGGCTTTTCTTGTCAAAGACATATTCAGGCAACCTTAGCTCCCGCCGAATGGATCCGTCCGGATTTTTGTACTCAAAAATACCTACCTTCGTCACTTTCGGCGAATCTATGAAAAAGCCCTCGGGCGTAAAAAATGACTCGTCCAGCCTAATGCTGTCGAGCCTTTGGACTCTTATGAGCTTCACGTTTAACCTCCTCTACTCATCATTCCATACCTTCAGCAACGACGGGTTTGCTATCGCCCATCGCTTCGGTAAGTGCAACGACTAATTTCTGAGCGTGACCAAGTTCATCGTTGCGTATTTCGGTAAGGATAGCTTTTGTCGCGTCGTCAAGTTCGCTCCAGGCAAGGCTTTCTGTATATGCGGATATAGCTTCCGCCTCGTCTTTGAGTTGCCGACATAGTTCGCGGATGATAGTGCTATTCATGGAGCTCCTCCTTCCATAAAGATAACGCTCTCAGGCGTTTGTAAATGAGCTTTAGTCGTTGCTCGCAACTTCCCAGTTATAGCTGTCTAATGCAAATGACACAGGCGCCATCCCTTGAACAGGGAACACATCGTCAACAGTACCGCCTACATTGTTAAAGACGGCCCCTGCGGTTATAAACACGCCTTGGCCATTGTTGGCTGCTGTGTTGCCTGTGATAGAACCGCCTTCCATCGTGAAGGCAGTACCAGATAACATCATGACCCCGCCGCCGTGATTAGCTGATACGTTGTCGTGTATGTTGCCGTCAACCATAACAAATTGGCCGCCATTCTGCAAGAACACTCCGCCGCCACCTCGGTTGGCTGCAATGTTAGCGCCGGGAGGGTTCACAAGAGCCGTTGAAGTGTTTTCGCAGATCTCGCCGCTGTTCATGACGAAAGTGCCACGCTCAACATTTACAGCACCGCCGAATCTGGCGATATTGCCCTCGATTATTCCACCATTCATGATGAAGCATGTTTCATCAACAGCAAAGGTGGCAGCCGAAACTATTGTCACTGCACCACCAAACCTGCCCTCATTGTTGTGGATACTTCCGGCATCCATTATGGCAGTGGCACCGCCTTGGATATAGACGCCGCCACTGATCCCGGCGTTTACCCCTTCTGTAAAGGCGCTGTTGTTGTGGATCTCTCCACCATTTAGGATGAAGTAGGCCCCAACACCTATGACGCTAACCGCTGCGCCTTGCGCTGCGCTTGTGTTTCTCGCATAGCGAATAGAACTGCCGCTTTGCATATACACCCGTCCACCAGCATTAATTAGGATTCCGGCATGATTGGTTTGCGTATCTGGAAAATCTCCGCTAAGAACGATGCTTTGCAAGGACAATGTTCCGGTTATTCCGAAGTGCCGCTGGTTAAGGGTTGTCTGCGTGAGAACGAAAGCGTTACCTTCTGTACTCGTGATGGTTACGTTTCTTCCCGCGGCGATCGGTATGTTGTTAGGGCTTGGAGCATCAGCGGTGATGTCGTTCTGGATTATAATTTGCAGCGCTTCTCCTACGGCGGCGGATCCAGCCGCTGCGCGTAACTCTGCCCATGTAGTGGCGATAGCCGTCCTGTCGAATAGCGGCGATTGCTTCCATATTCTTCTACCTGCGATATAAGCGTTTTGGGCCACGCCATCTACATACGGCTGCGCTAATAGCACACCATTATGATATGCACCCATAAACTAGCCTCCATCCGGGAAGAAAACTATTATATCTGGGTTTGCCATTGAATATGCTAATGCCTCGGCATCGTCCAGCTTTACAGTTGACTTCAATCCCGGATAACCCCAGGCAACGTCTCCGTCATCATCGCTAACTTTCATTAAGACTTGACCTTCGATTCCGCCGGGCGGCACGAGTTTCGCCAACAGCTCCCATCCCAACTCTGATGGTTCGGTGCCGACATAGGATTGCCACGTCATTGTGACAGTCCCCCACATACCATCCGGTGGCAATGTGGTTTCGTTGGGCGGTGGTATAGAATACCGCCAATCTCGGCTTATAATGGCCGATTGGTCATTGCGTGGAGTGGCAACATTGTTTACAAACCAAAATCCTGCGCGCGGAACACTGGGGTTACTGTTAAAGCTGCTCCAAACAAGTACAAATTGGCCGCTTTCGTGCAGATACCAGTGCGTGCCCAGGCTTAGGCCATTCTGAGTGTTTTGGGTGTTTACCCCCATATCAGACCAAATGCCGGTAAAGCGCGTGTCCGAGCTGGTACACATGAAGCCGGTGGAAACAACATTGATCTTACGGGCATATATGCCGAAGGGTGTAATTGCTACATCTCCAGGCGAACCTGTCAGCGCGTCCGGCGTTTCATTATCTGTGATGAATACGTTAGTCTCACTGGCAAAGCGGGTAACAGCTTCATTGATCGCGCCTACGATCTGCTTGCTGTCAGTCATCAACCCGAAGCTATCGCCGATGATAGTGTTAAGCGCCGGCACATTGATATCTAAGATTGATCTGATATTATCGTTGTCCGGGAATGCGTTCGCGCCATGGTTGGGGCCGAAAAACCATACTGTTCCAACATCTTGTATGGGCCTAAAAGTATCAAGGATAACGCTTCCGTCTGTGCCGGTAATGTCAACTACACTCGTGACAATTCCGCCAATCAGGTATTCAAAGAACACACGTTGTCCATCAATAACCCACGCAGCCACGGCAGTTGAGATATCGTCCGCCTGCGCCTCCGCAACGGTCAGGTAAAAATATCGGCGGTAGTCATATGAACCTTGCAACGGCCCAACCATATCCACATGCCAGAAATGAGCGCGCGGCAGCGAAGGCGGCGCGGGTGTTGCCGTGACATCCAGCTCTACAATTGCATTGTAATTTATTTTTTTCGATGACCATGTGGTGTTTGATGACACTGTTTCATCGTCGAGCAGATTCATTGTTGGCGCCCAGTCACCATTTTGTCTTACATACCGTTTGCCGTCAAGGGGAGCTTCCTCTATCCCTGGGTCGCCCTTTTCACCTTGAGGCCCTGGAATCCCTTGCGCGCCATCGGCTCCGGGTGATCCTTGGGGACCAGGTTCCCCTTGAGGCCCGGCAGGGCCTTGCGCTCCGTCTGCACCAGCTGGCCCCGTTGCACCAGCTGGCCCTTCTGGGCCTTGCGGCCCCCGGGGGCCTTCTGCACCGCGCGCAACATACAATGTCCAAGCGTTTGTATAGTCCGGCGGATATATGCCGATGTTATCGTCTAAGAGCGATACATACCCATACCCGTTTGAACATAGGACGAGATCATTTTTCATGTAGGTCTCGTTTGAGTACCACGGGCCGCGAGGATTAAAGAGCATAGCGTCTATGCCCGGAGGCCCTTGGATACCCTGGGGCCCTTGCGGACCTGCTATCCCAACGGGGCCTTGTGGGCCCTCTGGTCCTCTTGGCCCAGGAGGACCAGGAATGGGAATAGCTCCGCCTAAAGCGAGTTTTCTCGCATAGCTTTTAGCTAGAGCCAATGCTTTCTTTCCATCCATTTACTGCACCACCCACTCTCCTAGGCTGTTCAAGAGATATAAATCCTGTGTATCTAAACAGTATGCCGCACTCCCGGGGGCGGCGCGATCCAACCCCGGAAGCATGGGTAAGTCGTCCATTGTGTCAAAGTTCAAGTCAAGTTGTAATTGTCCTTGCCCCAAACTAACAGGGTTTGACGCTGGATAAATACTCAACTTTGCTCTCCTCCTTCCCAAGGTAAACTAAGCTCCGGCAGATTGAATCTGGGCAGTCCAACACAACGGCAGTTATAGTCTTTGCCTGGGTGTTTTTTCACCATGTCCGTCCTGCGTGGCACCCATGCCGTTGCTCGCTCATCGTAATAGACGGTCGGGTCACTCCATTTGCACCGTTTTCCGTTCAAGTTTTTATGATCTTCGCGAACTCGCTTATCGTCTGAATCGCTCCAGGTGTATTCATCTACTCCAGCATCCTTATGCTGTTGTTGTGTTAAATCGGAATTGAGACTAGCAACTTGATCACGCGCCCAGAATTGCGCTTTTCTACGACTAATCCCATAGGCTTCCTGCAAGGCGTTCCCGATGGCCGTATTGCTTTTCCCAGACAGAAAGCCATCCTGAACAATATTTTGCATATTGTTCAACGTACTGCGCGGAACAGATTTAATAAGGTCGATATTGCTTGTTACCCACTGCCTGAGCGCTCCCCGGAAAAATTCACCCATGTAGTAGTCTTCCAGAATGTTAATTCCAAGGGTGTTACGGACAACGCGCCGCCATTCGCGCACACTAACCCTGCGCGCCATATTTGAAAGATTGGTGATTCTACGTTCAAGTCCAAAACTAGCCGCTCTGCGCTCAAAAGCTGATTGAATACGCACAAACGTTTGTGTGGTGACGTCAAACACATCGAATGCCTCATCTTGGCGCATGTTGGCGCGCTCAGCGTCAATCGCCCTGCGAATGGTGGGCAGATGTTCAGCCAGCGTCTTGTTGAGCAAGGCCATGTAGGCGTTCGTGATGCGTGTGTATTCGCGCTCAAGATTGTGCGGATACCGGGTAACAACTTTTGACTTTAGCGTGTTCTGCCCATGGAATTTGGGTTTACAAGCATTCTGGACGGCTTGAGCCATAGCTATGCTATTCATGCGCCACCCTCGCATTTGGTGTTTTTCTCGACAGACTTTACCGTCCTTAGCGAATTGGGCGACAGTTCTCGCTTAACTATCTCCAACGCGGCCGCGAATGGTGGAAACAACTCAGGGAAGCAAGGGCCTCTCATAGCCTCTAAACTGCGAAATTCACCAAAAACCATCTCGTCATCATTCGCCCCCGTGTTTACATCGCCCTCATATTCAGTGCAAAGATAGATATAAGGCTCTCCATATTGCTCATCAAGCCCTTTGAGTTTGTCTAGCAATAACAGTTTTGTGGGTGTGATGTTGAACTCTTCCTGCGTTTCGCGGATAGCCGCCTGTGTTGGGGTTTCTCCCGGTTCAATGTGACCGCCCGGGGCACAATAAAGACCATTGTCAGATCGAATTCCTCCAAGAATACGCCCGTCTTTATCTACTACTATAACGCCAACGGTACCCGACTCAAGCGCATTATGGCTTGAGTCTTGTGTCAACAACTTTTCCGGAAGATCTTCGCCGCCCCATATATCTCCGCTCTCACCATCAAGCAAATCTTCGATGCTGTATTCCTCTTCTCCAGCAAGGCCTTTGCGAACTTCGGAAGGATCGAGTGCTTGCATATCAACGTAAATCTTAGCCGTTTGTGCCTTAATCTGTTGCGTTTGAGCCCTTTCGCGCTCAACCTTTGCTTGATCCTCATCACTCATAGACCACAGCGGGTTAAATGCGAGTTTTATTTGGGGAGCCTCTGAAAATTTACCCTGTGCCAGTCCTACCTGGACAATAATATCAACCAGCTTGCACATGTTTCCGCGCAGCATGAGCTTTTGGATACGTTCGATGTAATTGTAATAGTTCTCGAGATCACTCTCGCCAGTAGCGTTCATCCCAGCAGGAGAACGACCAAATAAAACTGCCTGCGAGATGTTCGTAACCGCAGACAATATATTGCAGGCGCTTTCAAGCACATCTTTTATGCCGGAAAAAGTCATATTTTTGAACTCGTAGCTTTCGCCCTCGGCATCAATGGCTATGCTGTTAAGAATATTTCGGCCCTTGTCAACCGCTTGCAGACGCTTAAGAACAATATCTACACCGCCAGGCTGCTGAAGCGTGTTGACTAAATCCTTAATGCCATGTACCGCTTGCACAGAGCGCTCCAGCATCTTTACCGCCAATGAGTGGCTTGTAATTGTCTCCCGGAGTTCCCGCCTAATGCGCAGATACTCGGGCGCTCCCCAAAAGCGGTAATAAGGCTGCATTGTCCGCTCCGGCAGAATCCCGTTGCGAAAAATAAGGCACCGACTTTCATGCACCCAAAACTGACCAAAAATACTATTCACAAAATATTTTTCCGGCATTCCGTACTTTGTCGCGGTATTCCCCAGTGTCGGCGCGGTGTTGAAGTCATACATTACGCTATAATCTGGCCAGACCACAGCCCGCTCATATACGCGGATTTCCTCAATGGATTTAACCGACTTAATATCCAAAGGATCATCTATACCACGTCCATCGTCAACCAGCATTACACCTATAGCGCCGCCGTAGAGGCGCGCCCAACGAATTGCAGTTGCTGCCGCCTCATCCCAGGCAAGATCATCAAGCGTGTCGGTAATAAAAGTAGCAGCGTCTGCACCTTCTTGCAACCCAAGATCAAAGCCATGCTTTAGGGCTTCCTCGGCAGGCGCATCAATAATTTTGGCAAACAGGCCATTTGATTCATAATGATCTGTAAGGTACATATCCGGAAATATGCCTTCACTCCGGAATTGGTATGCAGTCGAATTGTCCTGCATTGTACCGTACATATTAAGCATGTTGACATAGTTGCCATCATGCCGCATACTTGGCGTCTGGTGCCATGCCAAAATATCACCCCTTTAAGTGAGTGCCCTAATGTCGAACACATTTTTGAGTTCAAGCTCTGTAAAGGCTGAACTTGAAGCATCAACCATATCCTTGAACTTGCCAGCAGGAAAGCTCTCAAGCTGATTGAAATACGTCTCATTCCACGGCGCTACAAGCACATCAAAATTCCCTGCTTGCCATTGAGCTGCCATGGGTTCCGCTCGTACTTCTTTGGATCCAGATTCAAGCACAGCTGTCACATCAAACCCCGACAGGAACTTGATATAGCTTTGTGCCTGCTCTTTACCCGCCTGCCCAGGATCTTGGGGTAATCGTATCCGCACTTGCTTAAGCCTCTCTTTATCCATCTGGGCAGTGTGCTTGACTGTTTGGCGTACATCGTTGGCTGACATGCGACCATTGATGACATCTGCGACTACATACCGCCCATTTTTGCGCTTGCCAATCAAAACTCCAGATGTATATGCAGCATCTCCGCTTTCTGCGTCGGTCGTTGCTGCCAAATCCCATGCTCTTACCCAGCGGATAACATCTGCGGGGATAGTGGATATCATGTCACCAATTTGCGAACGCTTGAAGTACATGCCTCCCTCGGCAGGACGCGGTCTTTGTTGATATAGTGCCGCCCATTGGTTCGCGCCTATTGTGGCCCTTATTTTTGCCAGAGCGTTACAGTCATATTTATCAGGCCAAAGCGCTTCACCTTCTTGCCGAGGCTCTTGGGGGTGACAGTCTTCTGCTTCGCATAAGGCGGGTAATAGTAGCACTTCCCATTTTTCCGCATCTTTGTTTTTGTTAATCTGCTCTAGCAGCCTCCCGGCAAGATCATCCTCGTGCCATCTGGTAAGAGTGACCAAGATAGCGCCATTTTTTTCCTGCCTTGTATAAAGCGTAGAGGTGTACCACTCCCACAATTTCGCACGATACACAGCAGAGCTTGCCTCTTCGCGGTTTTTAATGGGGTCATCTACGATGATATAATTTGCGCCCATGCCCGTTATTCCGCCACCTACCCCAGCGGAGCGATAAGCCCCCCGGTGTCCGACAATCTCGAAAATGTCGGAATTTCTCATATACGCACCGTTGCGAACGGTGCGTATATTTTTGCCATATAGGACTGTGTCGGGGAATACCTCTCCATACACAGGGCTGTCGATTATCCTTTGCACATCCCTGTTCATCCGCTGCGCTAAATCTGCACTATAACTGGTCGCAATTATCTGAGAGTCTGGGTTTTTGCCGAAAATAAAAGCCGGTAACTTCCGGCTTACAAGCTCGCTTTTCCCATGACGCGGGGGCATAAACACCATTAATCGGGTTATTTCTTTGGATACCAACTTATCCAGATAATCACACAACAAGGCATGGTGCCAGTTCAGTTGGTAGCGGACATCGGTGAATGTAGCAAAATCAGCCAAATGTCGGCGAGCAAGGTTTAAGCGTATGCGGGCAATATCAACTTGACCCTTCATCATTACTTGTCATCGCTGCCAATTTGCGCAGCTCTTCGGTAGTCAACTCTTCGTATGGATCCTTGGCTACAGTTACAGCTCCGCTGATTTCGTTTTTATTTTCAATGCGCTCTGTTACTTCACCTCGATTTAAACGTTCAATATCTACACCCAGCTTTAACAACTCAGCAATGCCGTATGCTCCGACCCTGCCTGTGTTCAGTTGTTCAAGTGCTAATGCGGCCTTATCTTGCAGTTGCTGCGCCAACTTAAGGTGTCTCTTGACCATATCCGCCGCTTCCTTTTCCGCGACAGCTTTTGTTTTTTGAGCTGTATCGCTATCCCAAGCGCGAACGCGCTCATCCCAGTTGTTTGCCTGTTTCCATCGGTCAATAAGTTGCCTACTCTTTGCCAGCTCTCTGCCAACTGCTACGACGGTGCGATCAACACCCATATCACGATAAGTCGAAAATGCTTCATACGCCTGCGAGCTTTCCCCTGGCTGACGCCCCCAAGGCGTTTCCGATATCTTTTTAACCATGCCTTCACCTTCCTAAAAATGACATAAAAAAGCCTAGCAGTGCAAATGCCTAGCATTATTTTTATGATATTGACCCACAGAACGATTTATGATACTATTTACTTGTGTTTGCCCTCCTAAGTGTCACTTTGCAACTTTTATTTGTTTAGGGAGGCACAGCATGAATCGTATAGACTTGCAAAAACTTGCAGCTATTGCAGCTATTATTAGCGCAATAATTGCACTTTTAACCTTTTGTGTCTACTGTTCTCCAGCATAGTCAATTTGGAGAACATGCGATGCCTACAACCTGTGTCGGGTGTAGTTTCGGATGTCTATGCGATTACGGGGCGGGACGGCAAACACAACTTTGTAAAATAATAAATAACCACCCTTTTGAGGAAGGGTGGTATTGGCAATTCAGAATTTTACAAGTTTAATAATATCATACGAAAAACCATCATTCAACAACATAAGCCATCATCGGACATCATTTTTTGAAGCGCTCGTTGATAAGGCGTCCAACGTGAACCTCGCTGTATCCCACCAGTTGGGCAGTTTCCGCGACTGTCTTGCCCTCAATATATCTTCGGGTAAGCAACTGCCACATAATACTGTCGTCAATAGAATCTATGTAGGTTTCAACAGCTTTGCACTCAGCGCATTTAGCAGCTTTGCGTGCACTCAACCTAGGGATGGCATCTGAACCATATCCCTGGACGGCCACATTATGTTGCTGGTATGGAATTGATGTAGAGGAACCGCGAACACTATCTGTTAGAGATCCCCCACCGGAAACTCCGGCAAAATAAATCTGCTCATCCAGTGCCTCAATCTCACGCCGGAGCTTGGTGTACTGCTCAAGGCGATGCTTGGTCATAGGCTTATCTTGCATATTGACGCGCCACCTTCTCCTATGATATAATAACTTTTTCTAGGGTCGCCTACCTTCGGGGAGGCGGCTTTCTCTTTTTTAAACTACGGCTTTTCACTAGTTTCGTCTTTTCCGCAAACAAGATCCATCGCTGCAAATGCAAAAAACTTAGATAGTTCTGTAGCTTCTATGCGCGAGAGACCTTTTGCGACTAGGATGTTGAAGTGAGATACTTGAAGAGCTGCAACCTCTGTTGCTATTGCTATATTCTCGTCTGATGCTTTGTTTTTCATTCTCTGCATACTCCCTCCTCCACAAACTGCGCTTCATCTAACTGCCAATGCTCACAATCCTTGTTAATTCGCCTTTCGGGCACCGCAACAAAATCCCAGTGCTCACAAATTAACAGTCTGGCAAAAGCCTTCCTGACTGTCTGCCAACGCTTTGCATTCACGCAGAAACGGCAATGCCCTTTACTGTCGGCTGAGATTATGCCTGATATTTTAGCTTCCACTCTGATCCTCCTTCGCAAATTTTACTTCGTCGAATTGCCAGAACCGCCACCCAAGTTTTGCATGATATATTCTATTTGCTTGATGTGTTCTGGTGAACTCAAGGCGATGTCTTCTGCGGGGTTGCTTGTTATTTTCATGCCGTTTCTCCCTTCGTGCCAAGAATTTCATCAATTGTCTTCCCTGCATTGTTTTGTCTAATCTGCATCATTAGCATGGCATACCGTTGGGCTAGCAGTTCCTGTGTATCTTCCGGCGTATTGGGGTTGCGTATTGTCACTCTCAATTCTGGCTTTTTCACCTTAATCACCTCACCCTAATTATAGCCGCGAATGGCCGCATGGCTTGTCCAAGGGCGTCAATTAACCCTATCAAATCCTAACCCGGCTCGCTTCCAATGCTCACAATTTTTATCAGTCCGACCATAGGCTATTGCCACAAGAGATTTAGGGAAATGTTCACACATTAACAGTCTGGCAAAAGCCTTCCTGACTGTCCGCCAACGCTTTGCATTCATGCGGAAGCGGCAGCCATTTCCAGGTTGTTGTTGGTCTTTTCGGCGGCGTAGCCGTCTTTTGTTACCGTGTGCCCCTGCCCGCTACGCAAGCGCCCGGTGCGGGTGTATCCACTTGCGGATGGCGGCGCATGATAAATCAGCCGATCCATTTCGTCAATTGACATTTGGGTAAACAACAGGCCAACCGTTTCCAGGGCAGCCGCTAAAGCAGCATTGTATTTTTTTAGGACAGCGGCCTTGTTGCTGGTGAATTTTACGGACATTGTGCGTCCATCCCCTTAAGCAACATATTCCTCAAATTTCTTCGTACTTCGAAAAATACGCCGATTGTTTACCCACCGCTGCAATTGTGTGGTGATTTTCGGCGCATTTGGCTTATCGTAAACCGTCACATAAGGATTGAATCCCAAGTCTCGCAAGGTGTAGATTCGGTGTAAATCTTCCTGATGGGTGCTGTTGAAATTCGTTAGCACATACACGCCTTTGCGTTCATAGCTTTTTAGGCGAAAATGCTCATTGAATAATGCGAATTTTGACACCAAATCCTCATGCGGGTTATCCCATGCAAAGTGTATCATCTTGACTTTTAAGCGATTTAGCAATGTGACTATGTCTTTATCAATCAACCGCACATCAAGCCCTTGCGTAAAATCAATGCCTGCCTTTGTTTCTGCAAGCTGCGTCAACAGTTTTTCACGGTCTTTACAGGCTAACAGGTTGGGGTCGAGCAGCTTTACAGTTTTTTGCCCCCTGTGAAAGTCTTCAATATCCGCGACTTGAACGGCTTGATTGCCCTCTTTCTGCGTGACCACACAAAACGCACAGTTTCTAGGGCAACCCCTTGTTAAAAATCCGTAGCTCTCGGAATATTGCGGATAAAGCGAATAATCGGGGCATATCGTTTCAATCTCTTTTGGTAAAGCCGTTTTTATGTTATAGCCAGTGCCGCCGCGAATAACCTCATCGGCGTTGTAGGCATAATCATAATCGGGCGTAAATGTAAACACCTTGCTCATATAAATTCTGTCGTAATAGCCAAACGTGTTGTGAAGCTCTACCGCATCACCTTTGGCTTTGTGGTGTGCCGATATTTTCATAAGCGGCAACGACGGGAAGTTGTGGCAATCCACATCTACAAGACCTATTCTCATACCATATCCCTCTCCTACGCCGCCATAAGCCCCACAACCCCAAACGTCACGTTACACCCACAATGAATCGTGTGATACGCCGGTGCATTCGGGTCAAGCGGCATTAACAACTGTACGCCATCCGACATAACGAAATAATCATCAAGTGGTATCACAGTTCCCGCTATTTCCTCGTGCATATCGCGCGGATGCAATTGCCCGCTTGTGTGGTGCCACTTTTTTGTTAAGTTCAAACCGTGCTCGTGCTGTGCTTGCTTTGCAGCCAAGTATCGCGACTGATTGGCCGCCCGCAGACACTCCGTTCTCGCCGTTCGCATAGCCTCATAGCGCTTGCTATCAGTTACAGCTCTAATCCGCGCCGCCAGCTTCTGCACACTCTCGCCACGCATTGCCGCCTGTGTAAATTCATACATCAAGCGGTTGGCAAGCTCACTTGTAGCGCCTAAGCGCCGCAAAGAGCGGTAAAAGTAGTAGTTGCCCCTGTGTCGGTCTCGCATAAGCTGCGCTACTGCTTCGTAAAAGCCCGGTTTGCCGCTGCCGGGCGGCCTTAGTCCACCGCCAAATACTGCGCCAAGTTCGCTTTGGCTGTACCGGCTTGCGGCGTAAGCAATCCCCAGCGCCGCCGCTTGCCCGCTAATGTTTCGGGTTTCGTCACGATAGCATTGTGCGAATGTTTGCTGGCTAACCCCGGCTACATCCTGCCCGACATCTGCTGCACATACGGCAATTTCGCCCGCCATGCGGTCAATCAAGCCGGTTTCACGGTTAACCCGCTGAACGTGCTGCCGGGCTGCTGCTTCGTTTTCTGCCGCTGATAGGTCGGGGGCGGGCTCGTAGCGTGCAATTTGCTGTAAGGCTTGGCGGTTTTGGAGCGCCGCCACTTGCGCGGCGTTGGTATATGTCTGCTGTATGCGGCGATTGAGGTTGCGTAATCGGTTGGCGGTAGCTATATCCACCTACCACTCAAATCCAAAGTCAGTGCGCTTTATCTTGCACATGCGCCCATCGTTATGATGAAAAACAATACCCTCTATTTTGCTTTCTTCCAAAAATGCCCTTATGTTTTCAAATGTTCGCGGCGGGATTATAAGTGTTTGGCTGTTTCCATGCTTAATAAGCGTATTTCTTGTGTACTGGTCTTTGTTGCCGTTAAACTTTTCGCCTACGGCTTCAGTCGTAGCTCTCCATTGCAGAATAAGGATCGGACGTTAACTCCTCGAACGCTCCAAGCCTGGTCAAACGCACATAGCGGCGGTATATGGCATCTAAAATAATCGTGCGCATTTTAAAAGTGCGGTTGTTTTTGGCGAGCAACAACACACAAAAAACTGCCACGACAATCCAAATGGACACTATTATTTGCATTCGAATCCCCTGCTTTCTATTTCTGTGATAGCTTTGAATATTGGGTATGCTTGTTGCGGAACAACTGCATTGCCGAGCATCTTGATCTTGTGGGCGCGTACGGCAACACTTTTAGCCGGCACTACTCGCGGGGGTTCCCAAGGATGCTGCTCTTGTCCTCGTCCGGCTGGCCAGCCGGGGAAGTCCATCCGGGCGGGAAGCCTTGCAATATTTCGACCCACGCCGGATTGAGCACACCGGACATGTTCTCCGCAAGATGCACCTGCGTCTGTATCTTCGTTGACTTCTTGATCGGCCGCCCGCTCGTCTTGGCGGTCATTCCGCAAGCTCCGGCACCCGGAGTTGCCCGCATTTCGGACAGCACATTTCCCGGCAGAGCATCCCTCTGCTCCTGTGAGGGCGGTAGCGTTGAGTTCTTCCCGTCCTGTGCGGCAGGTGTTGCCCACAATTGCGGAAATTTCACTTGATGCGCCAAGTTTATCTGGCCGCCTCTGTCTATACGTTCCTTGTAGGCTTCGTATGTTGCGTATTCTCCGCGCCGGCCCCCATCTTCCGCCCCCGGCGTTCTCCATAGGGCTTTTGGTGTCGGCCAGTTGTTCGCTATCTGATCCCGGAGATTGGCAGGCGCACTCCGTCCGGGGCGAGCCACAGTCATTTCGCGCTGAATCGCGCTTGGCGACTTCGGGGGTAGCGAATCCAATGTGTTCGGGGTTGCCCACATGCCTGCCGCCTGCAAGTCCGCACCGCCATCCCCATGGTGACTGGAGCCAGTTGAAGAGCTGGTGCGGAGCATCGGCCACGCATTGCGAAATCTCGGTGGGAGCTCCTGCGTTGAGACTAGCTCCCTCGGAAGCACTCCGCCCTCTGCTTCTACCGCTTGCTCCAACCCCATGTCCGATTTGTGTTTTCCATCGGTATTCGCCCCGGTTATCGCGTTCCGGCTGTTTCTGTTGCCCCCAGCTCTCACAGTAGGCCACGATGAAAACTCTTTCCCGATTGTGGGGCGCACCCACGTCACAGGCACCCCAGCTACCCCAGCCGACAGAGTACCCCATTTCGGCCAAGTCCCGCAGTATTCCTCCGAAAAACCGGCCATCTGCTGTTGATAAAAGCCCTGGGACATTTTCACCCACGAACCATCGGGGTCTAACCTCGCGAAGCACCCGTCTAAGCTCTGGCCAGAGATCACGCTCATCACCAGCGCCTTTACGCTTTCCTGCAACGCTGTGTGGCTGACAGGGCTAAGGGAATCCCCCAAAAACGAGGTCGATTCCACCACGCATCACCCCCTTCTCTTCAAGGCTTTTTGCTGTCACCGTTTTTATGTCCTTAAAGCGCGGCACACCAGGCCACCAGTATTCTAAAACCTTGTTACAGTATTTGTCTATCTCACACTGGCCGACAACCTCAATGCCTGCGGCTTCTGCGGACAGATCGAGGCCACCCGCGCCGGAAAACACACTTAGCGCCCTCATGTGCGGATACCTCCCCACGTATCGCACACCTCCAACAACTCCTTGGCAAACCTCCGCATCTGTGGGATCGTGCCGCTTATGCGGGTAACCTCTTCATCATCAATTGTCACGATGTCTATTGATCGGTTATGAACTTCATAGGCGACTTTCGGGATGGTTTCGGCCTCGAAGATTTGGCGAAAATGATACTTACTTTTGTCAAGTTCCTTGGCTCTGCTCATGTGTCACCTCACAATTTCGCGGAATTCAATATCAGGATTTCGATACTCGAACAGATTGCGCTTGATGATGTAGGCTTGATTTTTTGCGGTGACAGGACTTTTAACGTCTTCAACAACCATGCATATATCATCTACCTGCAACTCTTTATACATAAAGTCGGCTGTATAGGTAACCGCTCGGCGCTTTTTGGTTTTCGGCACAAGCTCAAACTTTGGCTGCAATTCGAGATTAAATATCTTCTTAGCCGCCACGAGTAACTTCAACTCCTGATACCGCTGCGCCTCCGCCTTGCTGTCAAACATCACACCATCAACAGCGATCCTTGTGTTGCGGTATTTGGGCTGTTGCCCGGCTTTTTTAGAAGTCTCCCGATATTGCGTGGCGCTCATTCGCTCTTGCATTACGACACCTCACAATCTCTACCCGATAGCCGAATGGCTTCAATATCCTGTTGCATGTCCTCAAGTCCGGCGACACCTTGCCGTTAACAATCCGGCTGATTGTGCTGCTTGACACCCCTGTCTCTCGTCCAATTGCCCGAACACCAAAACCACCGTCAATTTGTTGCCTCAGAAATGCTTGCAGGCTTGACGTGTCATACATGGCTACGCCCCCCACGGAAACTCCTGAATAAGTGGTCCGCCCCATATATCGGCGAGATTGTTTTTCATGAATAACAATAATCACAATGATTTAAGCAGCCTGTGACTGGATTCCATGTGTAGTCGCACCATTCGATTTTGGATTTATTCAAACCAACCACCTACACTTTCAAAATATCAATCAACTGCCGGTGCGCGGACTGGTATTGTTCACTAGTGAGGTGCAAAAAATCAAGACAACTCCGACAGTGGGAGTATGCAACATAGTTTCCTGTGGGCAGACTTTTTGCGTAATCGTAGAGGTCTTGCACGGTTTCACAGGTTTTGTT